ATACCATAATCAAGAACTAAATTCCGTATATCAAAGAACACATATGTTAATGGGTAATATTTCAAATTTTATTGGTTATGTTTCATCTCCTTTAGAGTGTATGATTCAATCGATATATTCTGAAGAACATAAAAATATTTGTTATGTTGAATATGATTCACTAACAAAAAAACCTTACGAAACTATGAAAAAAATATACCAATTTATAGAAGAACCTTGGTTTGAACATAACTTCGATGATGTTGAAGTTAGTTATGATGAATATGATAAACAAACAAAGATTGAGGGATTACACAACGTATCTAAAAAGGTTCAGTTCATAGAAAGAAATAGTATTTTACCTACAGATTTATTTACTCATTATGAACAGGCCTGCTTTTGGAAAAATAAAGATTTTATTAAAACAAAACAACAATTAAATTGGATCGAATGTTTCAATATGAATAACATATATACTAGTATCAAACAACAATTATAATTGTTGTTTAATTTAAATTAAAAGGAAATAAATTAAAATGAATAAAGATTTAAATGTCGTTATTGAATTAACCGCCGAACAAGTAGTTTTCATTATAAATAATTTAGGAGATTTACCTTCAAAAACTGGTTCCTGGATTATATCTCAAAATTTAATTCAACAGTTAGAAAAACAAATTCCAAAAAATGAACCTGAGAATGGTGAAAATTTGGAAACAACATTACAATAAATCATTATGAATAAAATTTTAATTATGGGTCTTCCTGGTTCTGGAAAAACTTATTTTGCTGAAAAACTTAAAATTTATTTACAAAACAGTTTTACAGAATTTAATTTAGACACAATTAACTTATCATTTAAATTGTGTGAAAGAATTAATGCAGATGAAGTAAGAGCCAAGTTTAATGATTGGGACTTTTCGGAACAAGGAAGAATTAGACAATCTCTACGAATGAAAGAATTGGCAGACGAATCAACAGCAGAATATGTTATTGTTGATTTTGTTGCACCATTACCCGAAATGCGTCACAATTTTAAAGCAGATTGGGTTATTTGGATGGACACAATTGAAAGGGGTCGTTTTGAAGATACCAACAAAATGTTTGTACCTCCTGAAGTTTATGACTTTAGAATTACGGAACAAAATGCAGAATTTTGGGCACAATTTGTTGGAGAAAAAATTAGAAACAATGTTCGTAGACCGGTATTTGATTGGAGAAAAGAAACAGTTCAGATGTTGGGTCGTTGGCAACCATGGCACAAAGGTCATCGTGCCTTATTTGAGAGAGCTCTGGCTAAGACAGGACAAGTTGTAATTCAAATTAGAGATTGTCAAGGATGGAACGGTTCTAATCCATTTGCCATCAATCAAGTAAAAGATTATATTCGTAAAGATTTGGATCCTCTCTATCAAGGTCAATACGAAATTCAAGTGGTACCGAACATTGTAAACATTACTTATGGTCGTGATGTTGGATATAAAATTGAACAAGAAGTTTTCAATGATGAAATTCATTCAATATCTGCCACAAAAATTCGTAAAAAAATGGGCATAGAGTGAACAAGTATCACGTTAGGTTCAACACTAAACATAATGGTTCATCTTTAGTTTGGCGAATTTTTGAGAATGGTAAAGAACACCTTGCATCCGATGTTCGCATTTTAGGAGAAACATTTACGGAGTGTACCTATGAACACAACGAAACCAAATGGAACATCGCTTGTTTTGGTAGAATTGTTTGGGTAGATACTGTGGCTGTAATAGTCACAGGTAAAGACTAACAATTTAAATGGAGTAGGAAAGCATAAATAGGTAACTAACTATGGGTAAAAATTATGGCCAAACCTACAACCAGAGCACAATTTAAAGACTACTGTTTACGCAGATTAGGACATCCAGTAATTCAAATCAATTTGGATGATGACCAGATTGATGACCGAATTGATGATGCTTTGAGTTTTTTCAATGATTTCCATTTTGATGGTACTGAAAAACTCTTTATGAAACACCGATTTACAAAAGAAGATATTGACCGTAAATGGATTTATTGTCCAGATGCGGTTACATTTGTGACCGGTGTTTTTCCATTTGATGATTCCAATTCTTCAATCAATATGTTTGATTTAAGATATCAGTTAAGATTGCATGATTTGTATGACTTTACATCTGTAAGTTATGTGTCATATGAAATTACTATGCAACACATTCGCACATTAAATCTATTATTTTCCGGCACACCTCAATTCAGATTCAATCGTAAACAAAATAAAGTATTTTTGGATATTGATTGGCAGAGAGATGCAATAGAAGGCAAATACGTTATTATTGAATGTTACAGAAAGTTAGAGCCTGATTCTGTAACGATTACAGGTACAGTTAGTGGCACCGTTTCATCAAACGCAGTTGCAGGTTTTGGTACAACATTTGACCAAGATTTGGTTGAAAATGATATGATTGTTTTAGGAACAGGTGAAACAGTTCAAGTTAATCGTATCATATCACCAACATCATTGACACTCACAAATAATCTAACATCAACTATTGCAAATACAACAATTACCAAACCTGGAGTTTCTGATGTTTGGGATGACCGTATGTTGAAAAAGTATGCCACTGCTCTATTGAAAAAACAATGGGGTGAAAATCTTAAAAAGTTTGGTGGTATTCAAATGCCAGGTGGTGTTACATTAAACGGTAAAGAAATTTGGGATGAGGCCGTAGAAGAACTTGGTAAAATAGAAGAAGATTTATTCAACTACAATAGTTTGCCTAGTGAAATCTTTACTGGATAATAATGCCTACCAATTTTTATTTTAATAATTTTCCACAAAACCAAATCACATCTGAACAACTTTTAGTTGAAGATTTGGTTATTGAAGCCATGCAAATTCACGGCATGGATGTTTTTTATCTAAAGAGAACCAGTCGTGATGTTGAAGATGGACTATATGGTGAAGATACTCTAAAAGAATACCGTTACGCATATCCAATTGAAATGTATATGGAGAATGTAACTGGCATGGATGGTGAAGGTGATTTTATTTCTAAATTTGGTTTAGAAATTAGAGATGAACTTACAATGCTTATTTCACGTAGACGTTTTGCGGCAACAGTTCAGTTAAGTAGACCTAGAGAAGGTGACTTAGTTTATATTCCTCTGATTCAAAATTTCTTTGAAATTACTTTTGTAGAACACGAAAACGACCAAGCAATGTTTCATACATTAGGTCGTGGTCGTGGAGGCAATGTTTATGTTTATGCTTTGAAAATGAAACAATTTGTATTCTCCGAAGAAATTATTGACACCGGTGTTGTTGAAGTCGACCAACAAGCTAATGAACACTATAAGAGAACACGTTTGAGTGTTGCCAATAACTTCTCTGGAGGCTCAGGTTCATTTATTCCAGGCGAAGTTGTCTATCAAGGTTCTTCATTGGCACTTGCTAACGCTAAGGCTATTGTATACTCCTATGAAGCCGATTCTGTATTAAATGTTATTCGTGTTCAAGGAACATTTGCAAATGGTGTATTTGTTTTAGGTAATACCAGTGGTGCAAATCGTGCCGCAATTTATGCCGATACAGACTATCAAGTTAATGAAAATATATTTGAAGATGATGCTGACAATGTTATTATTCAAAATGAAGCTGATGGCATTATTGACTTTACAGAATCTAACCCATTTGGTGAACCATAATGCTAGGTAATTCACACTTTTACAATAGAACTATCAGAAAAGTTGTAGTGGCTTTTGGTACACTATTTAATGATTTGGTGTTGGTTCGTTACAATAGAGCAGGCACAGTAGAATTTGAAAGAACAAGAGTTCCACTATCTTACGGTGCAAAAGAAAAATACATCACACGACTAACACAGGATCCAGATTTAATTAAATCTATCGCAACATCATTACCTAGAATGAGTTTTGATTTGACTGGATTGTAGTATGATGTTTCTCGTAAACAACAATCTTTAGTTAGAAATTTTGGTTATAATAATGCAACAGGAACAATCAACACACAATTTGCTCCTATTCCTTATAACTTTAATTTTACTTTATCTCTCTATGTAAGAAATCAAGA